GTCTGCCATTGCTTGCAGGTACAGCCCGAGAAGGTTCTGCGCCTCTTCGCGTTTGCTCTCCATGTAGGAAAGCATGTCCTGCGAGTTCTCCTGCTTTTTTTGTGCGCACAAACGCGTACTGTCCGGGTCCTCTTTTATGATCTTCCGCACGGTCGCGTCTGAAACGTCATTCAGCTTTGCAGCGGCGCGATAGCTCTGCAACTGCACATAATCCGCAACGATCTTCTTTTTTTGTTTGTCTGTCAGTCGCTTCGCACCCAACGCCACCACCTCTCTGAACTCGTGTAAAAGAAAAACCGCCCGGAAATCCGAACGGTCAGAATATCAAAATAAGCAGCACCCGTGCATCAAATCATTGGACAACGTCAACGGGTAGGTGCTGCTGCATCCGGAACTTTCGCGGCCAGATGCCCCGCTATTGCGCGGCCCCCTCATAGGGAGCGCAAGTGGCGTTCCGGGTTGGACTTGAACCAACGCCCATTGGCTTAACAGGCCGCCGCTCTTACCAGCTGAGCTACCGGAACATAAAAACCAGCACGTTTCCATGCTGGCAGATTGGCGCACATCCTACAGGGAAATACGAACCTGCGTGCGGATTCTATGGTCTCCGTGGGGTGCGTGCGGAGGTTGCGAGGGCAGCCAAGGAGGGACTGCCACTCTACACGCAAACCAAAAGCGGGCTGTCTAGACCCATGCGCCAAGTGATTGCCGTGACGGGGCACGGCATTGTGGAGCCGCCCTTGGACTCGAACCCCCTGACAATATTTCAGTCGAGGTGCGCACCATACTGCGCTCAGGCGGCATAATAGAAGCAGCCCGCGAACCGTCAAGCAAAGCCTGTACCTACGGACAGCACAGGTGAAGGGACTGACGTTCCGGAGACTGCGTGGCAAGCGTCTCACCGCTTTCGGCGGTTCCGCTTATACCAATTTTACCACATCTCACATGTAACAACAACAACGACAATATGTAAAAAAATTACATAAAACGCGGCCAAATCTGCGCAAGCTGCTTGCAGCCGTCACGCACATACATGGAAACACGGTTTTCGTTTGGCAGTCCAAGGCTTCGGGCTACCACAATCTGCTTTTGATTCTGGATGTAGTAGCCATACAGACAAGCCTGCATCATGTCGCTGCTTTTTGTGCCTGCAATGTACTTGATGCGACGGTTCGCTTCTGCACGCAAAGCTTCAAGCTCGACTTGCAGTTCTTCCATTCGGCGCTCTTTTGCGTCGGTTTTTTCGGCGCAAAGGCCGATTTTGTCCCCGTAACCAGACCCGCCGGGCATGTCGTTCATGCTTGCCGTGCACTTTGTGGCGGTATCATGCGCTTGCTGGATTTCCAGCTGGATGCGGTCAATCTTGTTGTCGATGTCCCGCAGCTGCTGAAACCACGATTTGACGGTGTGATAGTCGGTTCCGTCCGGCTTTTGGTTCTCGCTTTCAGGTGTCCATGTGCGGATCATGTATCTGCCTCCTTACAGTTGGAA